GCACCTTCTCGTAAAAAGTCTGAAAAAAACTATAACGAAGTTCGTTCCGCAAGTGCAACGGGTGCTGCCGCGGGTGGCGGGATGACAAAAAAAGGGGTCAAAAAGTATAGAAGTGACAATCCAGGTAGTAAATTGCAGACGGCAGTAACTACTCCGCCTTCGAAGTTGAAGCCTGGTAGTAAAGCTGCAAAGCGTCGCAAAGCATTTTGTGCACGCTCTAAAAGCTGGACAAGTGAACGTGGTAGAGCAGCACGCCGTAGATGGAACTGCTAATTTTAAAATAAAACAATTAAATTAAATTAAATCAAATGGGAAAGAAGAAAGAAGCAATTGCTAAGGCAATCACAGCAGCCGAGCTAACTGAAGTACAAAAGTACGTTAATGCTCTACAGCAAATTCAAATGCAGATCGGTGGAACTGAAATGCAAAAAGCTGAGCTTATGGATAATGTTAAAGCATTACGTACAAAGCTAGCTGAAGTACAAGCTGAGCTAGAAAAAACTTATGGAGACGTAAGTATCAACTTACAAGATGGAGCTATCACTCCTAACGATGCAGATAATAAGGAAGATTAGTATCGGCAAGGACTATAAAAATGACGCCATGCACTATTCTGTTGGACAGGAAGTGTATGGCGGTCATACTATAGTTAACATATTAGAAGAGGAATCTAAGTACTCTATCTATATTCAAAAAGGAGATTTGGTTATGCCGTGGAAAGACTTTAATAAGAACATGGCTATATCTATCGAATATGATCTTAAGTGGTAATGCAAAGCATATACAACTTTATTATATCTCCGTATGCCAAAAGAACGACATCGGAAAAAGAAATAAATGGTGTAACTCTGTTACTTAATACAGAATTACAAAACCATCTTTATACCAGTAGACACGGCGTTGTCAAAGCTGTACCCAAAATAAATGATTTAGGTTTACAACCTGGTGATGAAGTTATTGTTCACCATAACGTATTCAGAAGATTTAGAGATGTGCGTGGCGCTGAAAAGAACAGTCGCTCATATTATGAAGAAGACAAATACTTTGTATACCCTGATCAGATCTACGCATTCAAACGTGATGGCGAATGGAAACCTGTGAAGGGTTTTATATTTGTTAAGCCTATGTTAGATGAAAGAATGTTCTCCGAACATAACGAAATGCCTTTAGTAGGTAAAGTGAAATATGCTTACGAAGGTTTTGAAGACGGAGAGCTTATAGGTTTTACACCTGGTACAGAATACGAATTTAATATTGAGGGAGAAAAGGTTTACCGAGTTCCCCAGAATCGAATCACAATCAAGTATGGACACCAAACAAGCGAAAAAGAATATAATCCTAGCTGGTCGCAAAGCAGTTGAGGAACTTATAAAAGTCGCGCAAGAAAAAATCATTACCAATACGGAAGATGATGTTTCTGCTGACCGCTTAAAAAATGCCGCTGCTACTAAGAAGCTGGCAATCTTTGACGCGTTTGAGATACTTACTCGCATAGAAGAGGAAGAAAGAATACTTGAAAACAAACCGAAAGAAGAAAAAGAAAAGAAAACATTCTCAGGGTTTGCTGAAAAAAGATCTAGATAATGTACGAGCAGACTCTAGTAAAAGAAGCTGAGCACGTTAAGCTCACAACAATCAGCAGACTTAATAGATCCAAGTCTTGGAAATACGGCTATAACAAAGAACACGATATAGTTGTTATTAGTAAGAGTGGACAGATAGGGCAAATACTAGAGATTCAAAACTTATGTATAGCATTGCCGCCGGAACCTAAAGGGTTAAAGAAAGGTGCGAACAAGTGGACTGTTTCAGACTATCCTAAGGAGCTTAAAAACATTAAAAGCATATTCGATTGGCAAACCTATCCAGATGAGTTTAAAAGCAATTGGGAGGGTTATATTGATGAAGAATTCAACCGGCGTGATGGTGGTTATTGGTTTTATAACGAGGGGGCTCCTACTTACATTACTGGCACTCATTACATGTACTTGCAGTGGAGTAAGATCGATGTTGGACACCCCGATTATAGGGAAGCAAATAGACTCTTCTATATATTTTGGGAAGCCTGTAAGGCAGATACCAGAAGCTACGGAATGTGCTATCTTAAAAACAGACGGAGTGGATTTTCGTTTATGGCCTCTGGAGAAACAGTTAACCTTGCAACCATTTCAAGTGATGCAAGATTCGGTATATTATCAAAAACCGGTTCGGATGCAAAGAAAATGTTTACCGATAAGGTTGTACCCATATCCGTTAACTACCCGTTTTTCTTTAAGCCTATACAAGATGGTATGGATCGACCGAAGACTGAACTGGCATATAGGGTTCCTGCTTCTAAGCTAACCCGTAAATCAATTCAGGCAAAAGAAAAGCAAATAGAGCTTGAGGGTCTTGATACAACTATTGACTGGAAGAATACAGGAGATAACTCCTATGATGGTGAGAAGCTAAAGCTTTTAGTACATGATGAGAGCGGTAAATGGGAAAGGCCTGATAACATATTAAATAACTGGCGGGTTACAAAGACCACACTTCGTTTGGGTGCCAGAATTATAGGTAAGTGTTTAATGGGATCAACATCGAATTCATTAGAAAAAGGTGGTGAAAACTTTAAAAAACTATATGCGGATTCTGATGTATCTAAAAGAAACTCTAATGGTCAAACAAAATCAGGATTATATTCACTCTTTATACCAATGGAGTGGAACTACGAAGGATTCATTGATCAGTACGGACAACCAGTTTTTAATACACCCGAAAAAGAAGTATTAGATCCGTTTGGTGATACTATAGAACAAGGCGTTATAAATTACTGGGAAAACGAAGTTGAAGGTCTTAAACAAGACCAAGATGCTTTAAATGAATATTATCGCCAGTTTCCGCGTACAGAAGAACACGCTTTTAGAGATGAAACAAAAAATAGCTTGTTTAATCTTGCAAAAATATACGAACAGATTGATTATAATGAGGATCTGCGTAATACTAATGTTGTAACCACTGGCAATTTTCAGTGGATTAATGGTATAAAAGATACAAAAGTTGTGTTTATGCCAACGCCACAAGGAAGATTTAAAGTATCTTGGATACCAGGTGCTAGTCTTCAGAATAGGCAAATTACAAAAAATGGTGTTAAATACCCGGGTAATGAGCACGTCGGCGCATTTGGTTGCGATAGCTACGACATATCGGGAACTACCGATGGTAAGGGTTCAAAAGGGGCTTTACACGGACTCACTAAGTTCACTATGGAAGATGCACCGCCAAGTACATTCTTCCTTGAGTATATAGCTAGACCACAAACCGCTGAGATATTCTTTGAAGATGTATTGATGGCATGTATATTTTATGGTATGCCAATACTAGCAGAGAATAACAAACCCAGGTTGCTTTATCATTTTAAGCGCCGTGGTTACAGGGGATACTCTATGAACCGTCCGGATAGGCTTTGGAATAAGCTATCAGTAACGGAAAAAGAAATAGGTGGTGTTCCTAACTCGAGTGAAGACATGAAACAAGCGCACGCCGCTGCAATTGAAATGTACGTAGATAAGTACGTAGGTTTAATGGAAGATGGGCAGTACGGGAGCATGTACTTTAACGAAACACTTAATGACTGGTCTAAGTTTGATATAAATAAACGTACTAAGTACGATGCTGCGATAAGCTCTGGCTTAGCGATTATGGCATGTAATAAAGAATTGTATAGACCAGTGGGCAAATTAGAAAAAACAAAGTTAAATCTAAAGATTTCAAAATTCCGTCAAGACGGATTTACTTCTGAAATAATAAAATAATTTATGGCTAAGTCGGTTTCAAATAGCGCTTTCCCAAGTCAGATAGCCAGTGATGGTGAAAAAATGTCAGATGACTATGGATTGCAAGTAGCTAGAGCTATTCAAAACGAATGGTTCTCTAGCAATTCGGGTACTACGCGCTTCAGAAGCAACCAAAATACGTTTCATAACTTGAGATTGTATGCACGTGGCGAACAGAGTGTTCAGAAATATAAAGATGAATTATCTGTAAATGGTGACTTGTCGTACTTAAACCTTGATTGGAAGCCAGTACCTATATTATCTAAGTTTGTAGATATCGTAGTTAACGGTATTGCAGATCGTTCATTTGATTTAAAAGCATATTCACAAGATCCATATGGTGTAAGCAAACGCACAAAGTATATGGAATCTATTATACGTGATTTGCAGACAAAAGAGTTAAATGAGTTTGCGCAAGAGCAATTCGGAATGAATTTGTTTGAAAATAGCCCAGAGCAGTTGCCTGATTCGAAAGAAGAGTTAGAGCTGCACATGCAGCTAAGCTACAAGCAAGGTGTTGAGATTGCAGAAGAAATAGCTATTAATACTCTTCTTGACGGTAATTATTACGATTTAACTAAGAAAAGACTTTATTACGATCTTACTACACTAGGTATTGCTGCTGTTAAAAACAGCTTTACACAATCTGAAGGCGTAACAGTAGAGTATGTAGACCCTGCATATTTGGTGCATTCTTACAGTGAGTCACCGTACTTTGAAGACATTTATTATGTTGGTGAAGTAAA